AGAAGTTTAGTTTGCCGTAAAAGTCACAAGCCGTAGAATCGGCCCAATCATTCCATAGCTGCGAATACTTTTTGTTTTTATTGACTGGTTCTCCTACAATTCCTTCACCAATCCAGTTATTTACAATGACCGTAATAGCCTTGCCTGCCCAGGAGTCGGAGTCCACCTGATCCTGATGTCTTGAGACAATCCGCTGCAGCACTTGCCGCAGGTCGGCGTTAGGGCCTCGGCTGCGTTCGTGCCAGCCATCTGTGCGGCGGGATTGCTTGCCAGCTTCGTAGGCGCGCAGGTTGGCTTTATATAGCTCAGACTGTAAAACCGTGACTTGCTTTTCAAGCGTTGCGCGATTTCCTGTGCCAAACTTCTCGCGTTTTCCCATCGCCTAGGCTCTCTGAAAGGTCTGGTAAATGCGGCGGACTGGCCTGGCTTGCCCTGCTTCAACTTCGGCGGCCATCTTTCTTTCGGTCTCCAGCATCTCTGCCAGGCTGCGGTAGGTCAGTTCTCGCCCATCCGAAAACCGGACCTTGAGCACGCCTTCGGCGATCGCCGAACGCAGCTCCGCTAGTTGCTCTGCTGTGTAGCTCATGCCTGCAGTCTACCTACCAGTAGTTGCTAGTCCGACGCTTGGGTGGCCGCTGTGGCTTGGGAGTCTGAGCCTGTGCCTGTGCCAGCTGCGCCTCAAGCTGGTCCCACATGGTGCCCTTGGCATAGCCCCGCTTGGTTAGCTCCAACATCGCGAGGCAGTAGACCTCCATATCGAGCGGCTCGTTGCGGGCCTTTGATGGGTTCTTCCATTCATCTATTGCAAATCCTTTGGAATCAAATCTAGTTATCAGTTTTTCACACGTAAGGCCCTTGAGATATTCATCGCCGTACGTGGTCGCGTTCTGGCCGAAGTGCATAAAGCCCGGCCCCGGCTGCTCGATGCCCAGCCTGGCATACACGGTCCGCTTTAGCGTGTGAACGCCAACCATGTAAAGTGTGACGCCTTTCTTTATTACTCGACCGTTTTTGCTTACGTCTTGCTTTGTGCCTTTGCCTAGCGCCGGTGATGCTTTATCGTTGCTTCCTTTGATTGCCACAACTCCCTCCTTGACCCTTTCACGGCAGTAGTCGTAAGCCTCATGCGTGAACGATCCTCCTGTGTCAACGGCAGTTCGGCGAACCGCCATGCTGCCGCCGCCTTCGCGGGTAAATTCAGTCTTGCGGATTGCGTCGATCTGCCGCCATACCTCTTCTTGTGCCGGGTTTCCATATACTCTTTCATGCCAAATTAACCAGCTCTCCTCCCCCTTGCCGTACCCCTTTACCTGAATCTCAAGCCAGGTATTCTGAACATCGACCGCCGCCAGCAGCAGCAGCACGCCATCAGGGCAGAACCCTGTCGGGTATGGATTCAGCGCTGCCCGCTCCATCAGTCCATCGGCGCTCACCTTGGCGATGGCCTGGTCTTCCCAGGCCTCGGCGGCTCGTTTGTTGACCCAGCCCTTGAGCAACATCGTGTCGTCCTTGGCCCGCAAGAACTCGTCGCGGATCTTCTCCCAGCTCAGCCAGCCATAGGGGGCGTACCAGCCGGGGAGGTGAAACCCAGCCGTCTCCCCGTCTCCCTTCGCGTTGGCCCCCCACCGGCCGCCGGTCAGCATGGCGACCTTGTGGTGCTGGGCCAGCCGCTCACCGCAGGCCGGGCACTGGCACCACACCTCGCCATCCGGCCGATCCCACACCATGTGTTCCCGCCAGCGAAGCACCTCACGCGACCCGCAGCAGGGCAGGAATGCCGCGTAACGGCGCTGGTCGCTCCTGGTCTCGAACTCCCACGTAATCCGACACGCCCCCCGGGTGCCCGGGGTAGATGTGATCAGCGTCTTTCGGTCTGGGAAGTTGGTCTGTCTCGCCTCAGCGTTCTCGATCGGGTCGCCCTTGTCGTCAATCTCAAGCGGCAGACTCGACGCCTCATCGACCCAGAGGTTCTGCGCCGGCATCCCCTGGGCGGCGCTGCCGCTGTTGCCGCCGATGATCGACAGCAGCATGTCCCCCTCAAACTCCTTGAGAAACATCGCGTTGGCTGCGTCCCGGCTCTTGGTGCTGATTTGCTTTGCCCGCACCGCCGGGGTGTCCTTGAACAAGGGATCAAGGCGCTGCCGCACCTGTCGCTTGGCGAATGCCTCGGTAGGGAACAGGATCAGGAACGGCGCGGGGTCCATGGCGATCGTCCGCCCCAACCAGTTGAGCCCGCACTCAGTCTTGGCTCCTGACTGGCTGCCGAAGATCAGGATCACGCGCCTGATCTTCTTCTCCCGAGGGCTCAGGAGGTCCATCGGCTCTTTCAGGAATGGCACGCGATCGGTGCGCCACTGGCCTGGCTCTGAACTGCTGCGGCGGGTGAGCTGCCGCTCAGCATCGGCCCACTCGCTCACAGTCAGATTCAGCGGCGGCTGAATGGCCTCGATGAAGGCATCCTCATAGGCCTGTGCGGCATCAGGCATCCTTGAGGCCCTTCAGTGCTCCCTCGATCTCTTGCTCAAGCAGGGCGCGCACATCCTCGGGATCACTCATCGCCGCCAGCCTGGCCGCGTTGCGGCTTGGGATGATCAGCAGCAAGTCGCGCACCTGTCGCGCCAGCTTGGCGGCCCTGGTCCGCACCTCGCTCAGACTGCCAACCTCCTTTCTTTCCATCAGTGCGGCAAGCCTTGCGCGTTCTGCGTTGTAGTGCTCCTTTCTTTTGATGCTGACATCTATAGAAGGGATTTCATCTTCTGGCAGCTCCTGAATAAAAGCCTGCAGATCCTTGTTGCTTGGGATGGCGCCCGGCGGCGAGACGCCTGCAGCAGGCGCAGTAAGTGCGGCAGGCGCCACAGGGCCTTTGCCCTTGTGGCTGTTGCGGACCTTCGCGGCATCCCATAAACGGTCGGCCACGTCGGAATCGATCAGCACCTTGCCGTCCCGCTCCACAAGCGCTGGCTTGATGCGGACCTTCTTCGCGTCCTGAACCGTCGGGGCACTGCAGCCTCTGTGCCTGGCGTAGTCCGCCTGGTTCATCAACGGCATGGCATCGCCTCACCCCTTAGCCTCACCCTTAGGCTAAGCACTAACCTAATGCTAGGCGGGGACAGGCTGGGGTAGGGGTTTGTATAGCTTTAGGGCGATCAGATAAGGCTAGCCTTGCCTCACTCGCTAGGAAAAATCTGGGATCGCTAGGACCGGCACTTAGTTTTTTGGGCCAAAGGACCCTGCGACCGGGGGCCACCCTTACCGCCCGCCATACCCCCGGGCGATGTCGCCGAGCTTCTTCTCGAACCCTTTCCTGAACTCGTCGTTGATCAGTCGCGCTGCGTCGTTCTGCAGCCGCTGAGAGTGGCGCCCTTCACCCAGGAAGATCGAGCCGATCGAGGGGCCATAGACCGCGTGCAGTTTGCCCTGGCTGTCCTTGCGGAACACCACCTGATTGCCGCCGTTGCCGAGGGCAACGAACGCGCCACGGTAAGCCCTGCGCCCCTCGGCCCTGAGGATCGTGGCGGTGAGCGGTCGGCCTGGCTTGGCTGGCTTGCCCCATCCCCTGCCGCGGCCTAGGCCAGGCTGGCCACTGCCTCTGGTGCCGGGCTTCATGCCGAACTGCGTGAGGGTTGGAGGGCGACGGCGAGAAAAGCTGATCGTTGCCGATAGGCCATCAGGCGCGATGTATGCCCTGCTGATGTCTCGCTTGATCCGTGCCGCTTTCAGGTTGTAGGCCTCGCCGATGCCCTTGGCTACCTGCGTTTTGATTGCACCTGTGGCCTTGGCGATCCCTGCCCGGTTCGCCTTGGCGAAGGTCTTTGGGTCGGTGAACTGCAGCATCTTCTGCAGCTGGCTCAGCCCCTCGATCTTCAGCGTGATCCCCGCCATCAACCAATCCCCAATCCATGCCCCTAGTCTGCCGAGGTCTCAGGGCTTGGCGAATCGCTGCTGCCCATAGGCAGCGATCAGCGCAGCCTCGGCTACACCGTCGTCCTTCCTCTTGCTCCACAGGTGGGAGAAGGCTGGAAAGGTGCGAGTGGCGATTGCGATAGCCGCGGCCTTGTCCGCCGGGACGCTCATTGCCTTTTTCCACACCGCGGGGCGGACAATGGAAAAGGGGAGCATTCTGCCCACCAGAAATCCGCGCAGATCGCCATAGTTTTGCCCGGTGCGGAATGACGATGCCACGCCCTGCCGCGGCATGGATTGCTGCTGCTCGATCCATG